GTTCTCAGACGCACATTTCACTGATACCACCACCACGGCGTTTAAAGCCCTTTTGGTAATGATTAAAGAGTTTAAGCCACAGGTGATCATCTGCAACGGGGACGCCTTCGATGGGCAGGTTTTAAGCCGTTTTCCAAGCATTAATTACGATCAGAAACCTAACGTCCTACAAGAACTTAATGCTTGCCGTTATCATCTAGACGAAATTGAAAAAGTAAGACCTGCTGGTTGCCGTCTAATATGGACGTTGGGCAACCACGATATGCGCTATGAGGCTTGGTTAGTTAACAAAGTGCCTGAATACAGCGGCGTAGATGGCTTTAGCCTTAAATATCATTTTCCTAATTGGGAAACCTGTTGGAGCTTTTGGGTTGGTGAAGAAACCGTAATCAAGCATCGGCATCGTGGTGGCCGCACGGCGGGGTATGCCAATTTGTTAGCGGCGGGCAATACCAACATTATTACAGGGCATACCCACGTTTTAGCTATTCAACCCATTACAAACTATCAAGGCACTTATTGGGGAATTCAGACTGGATGTTTGGCTGACCCTATGTCAAGCACTTTTGAGTATGCAGAAGATGGCCCAAAAGACTGGCGTAGCGGGTTTGTTATGCTTTCGTTTGACCAGGACAGAATGTTAATGCCAGAAATGATTATGGTTAGTGATGAACAAAATGGTGAGTTTGAATTTAGAGGATGTATAAACACCGTATAAACATGAGGCTAAATTCAGAGGTTGTCAAAAACCTATACGCTTCGCTATATTGTTGCTATCCATTTACCAAATGGAAGATGCCCCTACCAGAAGAAATTGAGTTTGTAGTCACATCGGATCCTGAAACTATGGGGACGTATCTCCTAGATGATGGGGATGACTACGAGCATACAGTTACCATCTCATCCGCCCGTTGCGGTCATTACTACACTGTTATAACCACGCTAGCGCATGAAATGGTTCACATGAGCTTTCATAGGCAAAAGGGCGATAAATGGATGCTGCATGGCAAACCTTTTAGAACCCGTTGTTTAATGGTTGCACATGAGCTTGGCCTAGATGGTCTAGAATTATGACGGGGTGTTAAGCCGCCATTGTAGGATGCAGTAAGTGGGTAATTTTGCGGCTTTCTCGCCCATTTGTAGCAACTGCCAAATACAGCCCTGCTACCTATAAGTACCAATTACCTATACATATTGATACCTATATGTATAGATTTATTGAAAATTCATGCACTTTATTAGTAACTTAAAAGTTACCCACTATTAACTTAATGACTCATAAATAAATCCTTAACCCACTTAATGCAACATATTTGTTGTTTTTTAAGCTATTAACTTTTTTATTTTGTAGCCATCATATACAAGCCCACATTAGCGCCAGCATAGCAAGCGTAGCAAATACACATAGGCAAGTTACCTTTGATTCCTTGCTCGACGGCAATATACGCATAAATTACCCCCGTAACAATAATTAACCAACTACTCATTTGGCTCTATGTACTTTTCAAGCCGTAGAATTCGCTGCGTATCAAAGCTACATAGCGTAGCGTAATACTCAGCATGAGTCTTGTTTTCTAAATAGCTACGTTTAGCAGATTCAAGCTCTTTTTTAGCAAGAACCATTGCTGCTGGGGGATTGACTAATAACATCCAAAATCTTTTTAATGCGTTCATGTTTATCTTCCAAAAATTGAATCGTATACGGGTGTCAACGATTGCGTAGGCGCATAGGTTGGCATGACTAGCGGGGCTACAGGCGCCATTACCGTACCTAAGCTTTGACCTTGTGGGCCATAAACGTAGGTAGTGTTGCCTGATTGCATCGCCGTGCCAGCAGATTGACCTTGTGGGCCATAAAAATATTGCGTGTTACCTGACCGCTGAACCGTCCCTAAACTTTCGCCTTGAGCGCCATACAAGTAAGTCGTTTGGGCTTTTGCTTCTGTTGCACCGCAAAAATAACCAAGGGTAAATCCAATTACTACTAAAAAAAAGTTGTTCATTTAATCCTCTTTGCGATTTCTCGCTCTATGTACCACTTTGCTTTGCGTAAATCCTCAATGGCGTCGTGCTTCTCGTCTGCCCGCCAAATGTACTTAACAGCGTTGCCAAGGCAAAAACTCATGTGCTCTGTAACCTGGATACATTCCACCCCTGACGGATGGCTTGTATAGTGTTTTGGATGGTTTACGGCGTCATGTTGAGGGTTGTTTGGTTCAAAATGGCTCATGGGTTCTTTGCCTCTTTTAAAAGTTCAATACGTTCACGGGATACGCGTAGGACGTTATAGCGTTGGTGTAAGCGTTGTAATACAGACGCTCGCTTCTCGCCAAAACGTTCTTGTTCCAACATCCCCCAAATATCGGCTTCGGTCATGTTACAAAGGACATCATTTAACTGACGCCAACTTAATTTGCTCATGTGCAATTCTCCTTTCCAATTCAGTAATGGTTTTCCCTAACTTAATCACCGCACGTTCTGCGGCGTTGTAAGTCCTATGCCGGATAATGCTTTCGGCTTTAGCGGCTTTTAGTTTTGCTTTTAATAGCTGCAATCTTTTCATTTATAACTTTCTCTTGCTGTACGATTACTTGTACAAGTTCTCTAATAGTCCAAGCAATATTGGTATGCGGCGCATATTCGTCAATATCATTGGCTAGTTTTAATGCTTCTTTAATTAATGTCATCTCAATTCCTCAATTGCTATGTCTGAAATTGCCCTTTTATCTTTAAGAGCGTCCCAAATCCTTAAGTCAATCGTTTTATTGGTTAACAAAAGGTAAACCCATACATCGTGTTTTTGACCGCTACGATGCAAGCGTCCTACTGTCTGTTCGTACAACTCAAGGCTCCAAGGCAAAGATACAAAAACCATTTTGCTACCGCCGTGTTGCAGGTTTAGGCCATGCCCTGCGCTTTTAGGATGAATTAATAGCAACTCAATCTTGCCATCGTTCCAACGCTCAATAGCTCTAGGATCGTTGATCGTCTGTGCGTTAGGATACCGACGTTTTAATTCAGCCAATTCTTCAATGTAGTTGTAAACAATAATCGTGTTGGCGCGTTGATTCTCTTGTAGCAACTCATCTAATAAATCAAACTTGTGGTGCGAAAACCACAACGGTGTTTGCGTTACATTCATGCGCCCTGGCGTATTAGATGGCGTAGTTTCAGTCTGATAAATAAACCCTGACGCCATCTGTTGTAGTTTTCCGGTCACAACGGCTGCGCTAACTGCCGTAATCTCTATGTCCTTAAACTCTACAACGTAGTCTTTCTTCATCTTCTCGTATGGGGCGCGGTCTGTTAGTTCACAGCGCAACTCGACAGCATGGCAAGGCGGTAACGTATCGGCGTATTCACCAGCTTCTAAAACAAACGTAGCAGGCTTAATCTTTTCCATAACTTTTCCTAATGAGCCTATACGCGGCTCCCACTCGCCAAAGTCTTTATTGACTAAAACAAAATACTGTTGCATAAACGCGCCTTTGGCACGTCCTAATAGGTTTTGGTCAACTATCTTGCATTGACCAAAGACATCCTCTAAACCATTGCTAGTAAAGCTACCGGTCAAGCCCCAACGAATCTTGAATGGCGTTAGCACCTTAGATAACGCTTTAAATCGTGCGCCTGATGGGTTTTTTAACCGTGTTAGCTCGTCAAATACAATGCCATCAAAATCTAAAAATTGCTCTGATAACCATTGCAAACTGTCGTAGTTCATTACAACTACATCGGATTTACTACGCAGCGCTTTAAGACGCTGGGCAGGTGTCCCTACAGCAATACTTAGGGTTAACCCTGTAGCCCACTTAGGTTGTTCTATAGGCCATACATCCGTACAGACGCGCTTAGGGGCAAGAACTAACCAACGATTAACATATTTGTTAACAATCATGGCTTGCATAGCTGTCAAAGTAATAGCTGTCTTGCCTGCGCCTACTGGCGCCAAAATCATAGCCCTGTCTTTTTCAAACAAAAAGTCAGCCGCCGTATCTTGGTAAGGACGCAACTTCATACGTTAGTCATCCAAGTGTCAATATGGTCTTTAGTCCATAGGCAAGCGTAGTTTTGGTTAAGTTGCTTAAGATTGCGGGCGTGGATGCCTTGTAAGGCAGACAGCTTACCACCTTCGGTCTTTAGCTCAACAAACCACGTCTGCCCACTGGGTAGGCAAGCAATGCGGTCAGCCACGCCGCGTTGGTTGGGAGATCTGAACTTGTAAGTAATTCCCCCAAGGGACATTACAGCCCAAACGAAGTATTTTTCAATTTCGGTTTCTTTTGTCATGTCGTAAATATATCACAGTAAAAAAGTTTTGCACAACATTTATTTTTAGGGTATAGTGGAATCTCAGTCAACTAAAGTAAAGGAAACAAAATGAACGCTCCTGTCTTACATTCCCGTGTTGTTGGTGGCTCTACAGCCAAGCGGGTTATAGCTTGTCCTGGTTCAGTAGCCC